GGGTCTGTCAGGTTTTTGGGGTTGAAGCTTACCCATATCTCGGAACCCTCTTTACGCACGGTCGGAATGAGGATTTCCCATGAATTATGCGAAACATTCTCCGCTTCCTCAATCCATACGATGTCGGCGCCTTCAAGAGATTTCAAATCGGTTGTGTTGTGCTTCAGACCGCGAAACTTAAATTCTGTACCATTTCTTCCGCGAATCACGTCCCGCAGTATCTCATAATAATCCTGCAAGCCGTGTTCACGGATCAAGTCACCTAGAAGGGCATGAACGCTGTCAGCTATGGATTTCTGGATTTCCCTGCCGCATACAATCCGCAGGGGTTTCTGCATACCCATGACAAGCAAAGACCGCGCGATTGAATGCGATTTTGCCCCGCCGCGCCCGCCATAAAGAATCTTGTAGCGCTTTGGCTCAAAAAGAAATTGAAATTTACTGGGGATCTGAATTTTTATTGACAAATTCCACCGTTACATCCTGCTTTATCGCGCCGCCGTCTTTACCGGTATGCTCATGCTTATCAGTGAAAAGCTTGAGGTGCTTGCCAAGCAATTCGTACCCTTTCAGGGCAGCGTTAGCGTCAAACTTGTATTCCCCAGTCGTCTGGCCGTCAACAATGACAGGAACGGCCTGTGTGCAGCGTTCTGTAACCTCTTTGATGCCATTCAGAACATAATCCGCTGTTATGTCCGTTCTTTCTGCTCGCGCATCCATCAACGATTGAACATATTCCTGAATGTTAAGTTTGGCTAAGAGCTGCGCCGCCTGCTCGTTCGCGGTTTTAGGCGAATATCCGGCACGAATGGCTGCCTGTGTTCCGTTCAGGTCTACCAGATATTCGCGGCAGAATGCCTCTTGCTTCGGTGTTAAGCTCATAAGGCATAATAACTATTTTCATTTATAAAATCAACATATGCATTTCCCGCATACCTGCCATGCAAATAATGCGTTACAAAATATTTTATTCATGGGCTATATTGATCTCATGAGCAGCGCAATGAGGCGCGGCGAAACAGAAGGATGAAGAAAATGACAAAACTTGACAAAAAATACCAGCTTATCACTACCGGCGGCGATGTGATTTTTATCGGAAAACGGGGATCGAAAAACTATATCGATAGGCACGCAGGGTTTCAAGGGGATTTTATGGAATGCGTGACGGCAGCTTATCGCGCCGGTTTTGATATTGGAAAATCCACCGACAAGGATTTCGTCAAAGAAAACTTTGATGCAATGCAAAAAACCGCAAAATTTGTAGATTAATTTTAACAAAACCACAAGGATGAAGAAGATGATTAAGACAATAGAAGCAGGATATAAGGCGTTCAATGGGTACATTTTTAGCCAGAAGGATGCAGATTATATGAATAACGCCTATTTTGCAAACGAGAACGAAAGACATAACACGTTTTGCATTGTAATCGGGTTAATTTAATCAAAACAGAAGGATGAACGAAAATGACGAAACAAACACAAATGAATCTTGCATATGGTCTGCAAATCCGGCTGCAAGGCCTTATCCGCAGGGGTGAGGCACAAGAAAAGATCGATGCAGTGCGCGAAAAATACGAAGCTGCCATGCGCGATATAGAAAAGGATGCCTAAAAATGAAACTCCGACACGCAACCCTAGCCCTGCTTGCCTTGGCATGTTTTGCCATAGCACAAAACGTGAAACCTACAGACTATGACATATCCATGTGCATGGCCAATTCCGGCCAAACGGAATACGAATGCGCGATGATGTACATTAACAAACGCTTGAGAGGGAACGAAGTGAAATGAATAATAAAACAGATGATTCAATATCAATAGTTTGGCATATAGACGATATAAAAGAGGTTGACGATACCTTGACGGACGATCAGGCGCGGGAGGTGTTACAGCGACTGAAAAATGACCATGATGCAGGCATTGGGATAAATTGGGACGTGATATATTACACGATCGACGCAATGAAAGAGGGATTGGAATTATGACAGTAGCAGATCACAGAATACAAGCGCTTACAGAGCGCATAGAGTTTGCCGCATGGCTAACGAAAGCAATCCGCGCTCTTCCTATATCCGAGGCCGAGTTTTGCCGCAGGCATAACCTTTACAGGGGCTATCTCAACGGCATAAAAAAGGGGCGCTTCCTTGCCGGGCGGGCGTATATGGAGCGGGTGATCGAGGCAATGGCGAAGGAGGGAAGAAAATGAAGGAATACAAAATTGAAATTAGGGTAAAAAATAATTTGCTTCAAAAGGCCATGATTGATGAGGGATACGAATCCGCAGCAGAATTAAGTCGTGTGTCTGGCGTAAGACAAAGCGATTTAGGAAATATGCTCGCGTTAAAACTTTCTTTATTTTGCAAAAATAGGGAAGTTAGAAAGCCGTGGCTGATAATTTCAGAGACATTGCGGAGATTGCCCGAAGATTTAATACCCGCAAGGCATCACTATGAAACACTAAAAAATAACAAAGCTGAAATAGAAGCGAGTTTTGAGGATATAGGTTATTTACTGCCGCCAAAAGACCCGGAGCAACTATGTATTGAACATAGGATGCAGGATACAATCCTTAACGCTCTTAATGAACTTCCAGAAAGACAAAAAAAAGTTATAGAAATGCGTTTCGGTTTAAATGGCCGCGAGCCTATGACTCTTGAGCAGGTTGGCGAGGTATTTAAAATATCAGGGAATAGAGTTAGGCAAATCGAAGCTAAAGCCTTACGGGATCTTAAAAAACCTTCTATTTTACGATCACTAGAACGCTGAAAAATAAAATAATAAACCACCATAAACTTTACAACCCCGGCTTAGTGCTGGGGCTGCCTCATAAATAAAGCCGCGGTTTTTTGCGCGCCGTGTGCGGCGACCATTTTGCCGGCGTTGGCAATATGGTCAAAATTCAACACTAACAAGGGATTTCAAACTTTGTTTCATCCTCATAATCGGCGAAAACCTGTTTTATGACCTTCATTTCTTCTGGCATATCGTCTCCCCTCGCAAAATCAAACGGCGCGCTTTCTTTTTTCGCCGCGCGAGCATTATTTTTAATAACATTCACAAGCTGATTTTTCTCCAGAATATTAATAACCTCATGAAGCGTATAAACGCACACACCCGGGCAGGCACAGGCGCGGGCATCCATCTCATTTACAGCAATCCTGTAGCGCCTGCCTGATTCGGGGTGTTCAGCCTCCCATACATTCGGGCGGGCTGGCGTATGACCCGCTGCAATTGCTGCCGCCTCGAGCGCCGCATACCCTCTTATTGACCCATCCACCAGTGCGGCGACATCAGGAAGTTTTGACCCAGAGATTGCATCATTCAGCTTTTCGCACTGGGCATTCCACTTTTCGGCAAGATGGGCAGGGGCAAGCTTCTGTAAAGTGCCGATCCCCCATTTCGACTCATATCTTATGGCCTCCTGATCGAGCTTTTCGATCCATCTTTGAATTTCATAATCTTGTGGGTTTAACTCCATTTTCTCTTTCCAGCCTTTCTGTTTATGTTTAATAATATTTCTCAAAATTTTTCTCACTTTTCTGAATGAAAGTATGTTGACTTCAGGAATGAGAGAATGTATGTATGGTGACATACATACATTCTCTCATACCTTTCAGTCTGTCCTGTTTTTAGAGACATTCTCCCATACAGCATTGATTTTATTACATTTATTATTTTCAATAATGGAATGGCAGAATTTATTAACCATTTCATACTGCCATACTTCGCCGAATACGCCTTTATTATCAACAACATAACCAAAATTCTCCTTTCCCTCACCAACGCAAAAAACGCTCTTCTCTGATTTCAATTGTGTACTGGGTTTTCGACCGCCCAGATGTACTTTTTATTGAAATTAACCTTACCCATGCTTTTGAGTGAAAGACGGGCGGATTGGGTCGCCGATTTGATCTGCTCAGCGCTGCTTTTCTTCTCTGTCTGCATAATTTCTTTAAAGCCTCTTTGTTCCATAACTTCGCGCAGCTCGTCATATGTGACAGACATAACCGGATCGGCGCCGCTGTACATGGTGCGCGTCTGGCCATGAGCGACAAGGGCGTCGATCAAGGATTCGTATATAAATGCTTGAAGCGGGTTCATCCTGACCTGTTTTATTTCTTCCTGCTCTTCGCATGGGACAACTACGCAGGACGTGACGGGCTTGCCCCGCTGATTCTCGCCAAGCTCTATGGAATTAAGTTTGAAAAACAATTCCGCGCCTGTTTCCATCTCGCGCTGCTTTACAACCTTAATCTTACTAGGGGATGATTCTGTTTCCCTGCTGATTTCAATCTCTGTATCCACGGCGGCCCGCAGGCTGCTGTGGCCCCGCGCTCCCTTTACAGCATCTTTACCGCAGTGGTGAACAAAACTTATGTGCGCCCCTGTAATTGCCCGTATGGCGTCCGCATTGATAATAAGCTGCCCCATATCCATAGAGCTGTTTTCATCCCCGCCATGCAGAGCGCGGGAGAGGGTGTCAATAATTACCATCTTGATATTCCCGATACGCTCCTTGGCCTCCCAGATTGATTCCACAAGGCTGTGTATATCCCCTTCCGGGTCTAGCAGGTTCAGGCTGGACGGGATGACGGCAAGAGGAATTGGCTGCTTTATGCCGTAATGCTCACGGAAGGCAACAATACGGTTCTGTGTGTTGTATCCGCCTTCAAGAGCGGCATAGATAACCCCGCCCTGCTCAACCTCCCTGTCCCGCCATTGCCTGCCAAGGGCAACATGCAGGGCGACATCCATCATAAAGAACGTCTTTCCGCAGTTGCTTTCCCCATATATTACCGAAAACTGATTTTCGCATAACAGGTTTTCGATGAAATCAGCTGTATTCGTGATTGCCGTGACATCATCGGCATACAGCAAAGGGAGCTTCCTGCGGCCTGCTGCGGCCTGCCTGATAGCAGGAAGCGGCGCGGGGGCTATAATCTCCCCCGTGACAGGATCAAACGCATCCACGGGCTTCTGTGGCGGCGGCGAAAATGACGGCGCGACGGCTACGGCTGACTTCCTTTCCCATCCGCCCTGACGCGCCATATGAACGATGGTACCGTAAGAGACGCCTTTGCCGGGGCGGAACGACCGCCAATGGCTCGCCATCTCTCCGGCATTGTATTTTGTCCCGCCGGATGACCAGCGATCCCATACATCAAACGGCAACCCTTCGGCCTGAAGTGCCATACCGACGGCGATCCAGTCATCATAGCCGCAATCCGGATTGATATGGGATAAGTGATCCAGAACATCGTCATAGCTCCAGCCTTCGCTGAGTTGCAGGCGCGGCGCGGTAAACAGATTCGCGGGTCTTTGTTCCTGCGCCTGCTTTATCCTGTCCTTGACGACAAGATCGAGGATAAAATCGGGCGCGTCCTGAATGACTTCAAGAAGATTTATCCACTCATACCGCGCCCCGCTGGCGTGGTTGGAGCCGGGGCCACAGACATAACCGCCATCGCCGCGCACATCAACCCCCGGCAATATGCCGCGTCTTGTTACCACGGCGCTCCCAGGCCATTTAAAGAACAGATGGCGCCCTTTGCCCGTGGAAGCGCTGAGGGTGTCCGGCAGCTTGCCCGCATCACGCAGGTTTTTTTCCCCTTCGGCGCTATCTATATCGATCACAAACACGCCGGACGGCTCGCCTGTTGCTATACCAACATTGAGAAATTTGCGCCCAGCCCATATCTCAAGTAGCTTGTCTATGTCCTTTGTAGCGCTTTTAAACCCGTCATTCGTCGCTGGGTGCTTGCCTTTATGCTCACATGATGGGTTGCCGCAAGTGCAGGCTCCTGTTTCATCGATCCCATGCACAGGGAAAAGTGAAAACCCGTACATGTTGATAAGCGCTCTGGCATCTTGTGAATTGAAATATTTTTTTTGCATCTTTTTTAATTCCCCTGTTGACACATGAAACGATATACGCTAAAAAGGGTACAGTCAAGAGGCTAAAAGGTGGTGATAATGAATAACGATACAGGGTTGAATACAGAAAAGGCGGCGGAATATCTGGGTGTTGAACAAAGAACGCTAGAGAATTGGCGCGCCGAGGGCAAGGGGCCTAAGTTTTATAAACCGACTGGGAAGCTGATTTACTACTTCAAATCAGACCTTGATAGATGGATCAAAGAAAATGGATAATCCGGCGAAAAAAGAAATAGAGTGTAAATATTGCGGCTGTTGTTCCGGGACAATATCAAAAGGGAGGGGCCCGCACGCATATGAGATTAAATGCGATGGTTGTTTGAAACATTATAAATGGGCCAGCAAATACGATGTTGAAGATTTTTCCCTTTTGTTATTGCAAAAAGAAGCGGCTAAAAAAGAAAATGAAGCTATCGGCGCAGCAAAAAACGGAGACACAAAAGAGTACTATAAAAATATAATTGAAAGAGACAGGCTGATAAAAATTTTAGAGGATAAAAATGAACGGCTTTCAAAAACATAATATAGACCACAGCAGTCCGTCCCAGATAAACATGTGGGCTGATGCCCCATGCGCTTGGGTCGCGAAATATCTGTTTGACAAAAAGTTTTCGTTCAGTAACGCTGCCCGTGCCGGCGTGCTTGTTGAAAACGCTGTGAAGTTCATTCTTACGGGGAAAAGCACGCATGAGGAAGCGTCTGAGCAGGCATATAACGCTTACATGATGCAGGTTGCGCTTACAGGGAGCGATGCAGACCGCACAAGGGGACAAGCTATCAGGGGCATGATAGAGGGCGCAATTGAGGCATTAAAGTCTTATGGAGAGCCGGAGTTTACCGAAACAGGAGACCAGAAAAAAGTTGAAATACTTTGCAAGGGTGATGGCTGGGAGTTGCCGGTTATAGGGTTTCTTGATTTCCACTTCCCTAAACATGGTCTTATTGTGGATCTTAAGACGACGATGCGTATGCCTTCGGCAATGAGTGATTCTCACTTGAGGCAACAGGCAATCTATCAGGCCGTCATGGGCAATCAGGAAGTTAAGTTTCTTTATGTAACCGGCAAGAAAGCGGAAATGTTTTCATGCGACGGCCACCAGAATGTTCTGGCCGAGATCAAGGCAATCATGAACAGGCAGGAAAGATTCTTGCACATGGGCGACAAGGAAACGCTGCGCGATATTGTGCCGGTTAATGCAGGCTCGTTTTTCTGGAGCGGGGACGAAATTATCAGAAAGGAATTGTACGGAATTTAGGCGTGTTGCCTATTTCGCTGGCACCGGGCGCACCGATGCAGATAAATGTGAACGCTTAACTATGAAAGGTAAAAGAAAAAATGGGACTAAATATTGTATCACAAGGCGGAGACTTTGACCCTTACGTCAAATTCAATGCAAAGGCGGGCCGCTGGTACTTCAAAAAAGACGAACAGGAGGTTGAAATTCAAAACCCTGTTTTTGTCGCTGATTTTGACAACATCAAGACCGGCTGGCTTCTTTTTCTTGAGGGGCAGGCGCCTAGCAAGGTATGGGATGAAAGCCTGACCGTCCCGGCGGCAAAGCCGAGCGACAAACACAAGCGCGGATTTTCTTTGCGCCTGTTCAGCAAGGCCAGCTTTGATGGTGTTGTTGAATTGTCATCGTCATCCATGCACCTGTGCGCGGCAATCAATGAGCTGTATCTTCAATACGAGGCGCAGCGCGGCGCTAATGCTGGGATGCTTCCAGTTGTGAAGTACACGGGAAGCGTTCCCATGAAAGATAAAATGGGGACAAATTACAAGCCCATGTTCGCAATCGAAAAATGGGTACCGCGTCCTGCCGAGCTTGACGCCGCTGCGCCTGTCGCGGCGCCGTCTGCTGTACAGCAACAAGCGCAGCCCGCGCCTGTGGTTGTCGCATCTTCTGGCGTATCTGAGTTCTAACCACTGCGGGCGGCCTTGTTTTCCGCTGGCCGCCCGTCTTTTCTCTGCAAAGGATATAAAATGATCTACCACATAACTCCCGTTCCCAAGCCCCGCATGACGCAGCGCGACAAATGGAAGCAAAGACCTTGCGTGATGGAGTACAGGGCATTCAAGGACAAGTTGCGCTTTGCAAAGCTGGTTCTTCCTGAAAGCTTCTGT